CTTCCGATCTGAACTTATAGCGGTGGCAGCCCAGTTTGCACTTGAAGCTCATCATGTCCAGCGCGTCCTGCACCGCCTGATGGTTGGAAGCGGTGCGCAGGTCGGGGTTATACTCCCGCCATGCAGCGGGCTGGTCGATGCCGCCTTCCGGCGTGGGAAGCTCGTAGAAGACCTGCCGGTGGACGGCATCCGGCGGCACGGCGTGCTCGGTGCCTTTCTTGTCCACCCACTTGCGGCACAGGGAGCGGTCATAGAAGATCTTCTTGCCGCCGAGGCGGATGTCCTGCCGGTAGTTGTCGAAGGCGTAGTCCACCATCTGTGCCGCGTCCATCGCCTCGGAGAAGATGCTCATGCCCAGCCCCATGCCGCCGTCGATGTTCTTGGCAGCCGCCGGGCTGAACAGGCTGAACCATGCCGGTGAGCCGCTGACCGTGATGCTCTCCACCATGCCCGGCGGGGTCTTGGCCTTCGCGAATTTCGGCGTGCCGGAGATATCGTCCGTCACCTCAAACCATTCGTTTGTGATGGTGCGGCTGCCGTTCCTGACCGTGTGGGTCTGCAGGTAGACGGCAGGCTTGCCGCCCATCATGCACTCGGACACAAAGGCCGCTTCGGTCACAACGCCGCGCTCCACGCTGATGGGCAGGATGCAGCAGGCTGGATCGTAGTCCAGCCGGATGCGCCCCTGCGGGGAAGGCAGAGCGTTGCCGGAGGCATCCACCGTCAGGTTCTCCACGCTCATCACAAAAGCGCCGGTGCCCGACCAGTAGGCCTGCTCTACCAGCTTGTTGGCGTTCTCCCAGAAATGCAGCTGCCGCAAAAGGCCGCCGGTCTGCTGTTCATCGCTGCCCAGCAGATAGGCAGAGGTGGCTGCATCGCCGATCTGAAGAGTGGTCTTGTCGTTGAGCAGCAGGTTTGCCCAGTCCTCGCAGACGTGCTTCGGCATCCGCAGGGAAGCCAGACGCCGCGAAATGACGCTGCCGTCCGGGGCGTCCTCTTTCTGGTCGTGGATGTCGGGCACGTCACCCTTCCACCACTGCCGCCAGATTTCGATATTGCCGTAGTAGTCTGCATCCAGCCGCAGATTTCTGGTTTTGTTCAGGTGTTCGATAAAGGCAGAAACGTTCATCTTGCAGTCAGTCTCCTGTAATCGCGCTCGATGGTGTACTCGAAGGCATCGAGGGTGTCAATGTCGGTGGTGCCGTCGTCCAGACGTTCATCCACGCCGGGGTGCTTCTGGCTCCACAGGGCGGCGGCAAGGGCGTCCCGCAGGGTGGCAGCTTCCGGCAGATACCAAAAGCGCCCGCCGCCCATCAGGATGGACGTCAGGCGGATGCGGTCGATGATCTGGATCTTGGCGGAGTTGTTGACCCGGTCGGCCAGCCAGCTCAGGCGAGAGGCACGCAGCCGGGTGCGGATGTGGTTGATGAGCGTCTGTTCGGCACTGTCGCAGAAAAGATAGTGGATCTCGCCGTACCGTGCGAACACGGCGGTGCAGAAATCGATGAGCTGTGCGGCAAGGTAGTCAGCGTCCTGATCCTTCGGGTCGATGCGGGCGGATGCCAGACCCACGACCCCCGCGTAGTAGGGCAGGATGCCGGTGGCCACGAATGCGTGCCGGGAGCCGTTGCCGCCGAAGTCCACCCCGATGTGGATGCGCCACGGGCGGCAGGGGGTGGCTGCGGGCCAGAGGAAACGCCCATCCCCGGCGGCAATGCTGTCCGCAAAGGGCCGGTAGATGATGCCGCCCGCTGCGGCCCACTGGCCGAGGATGAAGCGGCTATAGTAGACCGTGCCCGCGTACTCCTTTTTCAGCTGAGCCACGAACTCCGGCGGCAGAGTGGGGTTGTCGTCGATGGTGTAGGCCTGACAGTAGATGTCCGCGTCGCTGTCCAGAAACTGCTTGAACCAGTGCTGGGGATTATCCGGGTTGCAGGTGCCGTCAAAATGGCTGTGCGGACAAGACAGACGGCTTTTCAGCATCTGAAATACACCTTCGTCCCATGTGGTGATCTCGTCCCCATAGGCGTACTCGAAGGCTGCACCCTGAATGCGGGCAATGTGCTTTTTGTTGTCAGCACCCAGCACGTACACCTTGCGGCCGAACAGCTGCACGATGTTGCCGGACGCCGAAGTGCGCACCACGCCCACAAGCTCCGGACCCCAGAGGGCCCGCATAGGCTCCAGCACGTTGCGCTCCAGCGTGCCGAGGGTGTTGCCCAGCATGACACAAAGGCCCTCGTCCCGGGCCGCGCAGATGCGCTTGGGGATGGTAACAGCGCAGTCCAGATAGGTCTTGCCGGAGCGGGTGGCCCCAGTCTTGACGTTCCAGCGGTGGGAGCAATTGCGAAGGAACTCCTGCTGAAACTCAGTCAATGGCACTGTCCACACCTCCCAGCAGCTTGCGGGCAGCTTCCAGTGCATCGGCGGCGGGGTCCTCCTGCACGGTCTCCTCGCCCAGCATCTTCAGCAGCACCCCGGCGGCACGGGCATCACCGCGCTTCGCGGCTTCAGTAATACCCATGACCACCGACATCTGATTGTCGATGTCCTCATTGTCCACCTCATCCCGCAGCAGGGCATTCACCCGGCGGCGGTCGGTCTCCGGCAGGCTGAGATAGTAGTCGGCGGCTTCTTTCATGCTGCGCTTGCGGCGGCGGGCCGCACCGGATGCAATGCCGCCCTTCTGGGCGATCTGTCTCTGTTCGCTCTCCGTTCGTTCGTTGAACGGGATGAGATTTTCTTTGTTGGCCACGTCACCACCTCTCTTGCCGTAAAATCAAAAAGCCGCCCGGAAGATCCGAACGGCGGGATATAACAAAGAAACCCGGCTGATGCATTCAGGCTGTTGGTCGGGAAAGGTGATCCTCTGTGTCAGCTGGGCAGCACAAAGCCCGCAGGATCGAAGGGAGTAGACCTTTCCTGCGGGCTTCGGCATTTTAAATTTTAGCAGGGGTTGACAGTATTATCAAGTCCGGTTCGCTCCGGTTCAGTCCGGACTTTTGATCTCCAGTCTTTTGATGGCCGCGCTGTGGCGCTGGAACATCTGGCTGCGGGAAATGCGGACGATGACCGCGATGTCCGGCCAGTCCTCCAGCAGGATATACCGCCGGAACAGGATCATGAAATCCACCTCATCGTCCAGCTGGCGGAACACCTCCATGATCTCGGCCCGGATGGCGTCGCACACGGCAGACTGCGCCTCAGCGGCCCGGCGGGCCTCGTCGATGCGCTCCACGCTGCGGGGCAGAGCCTGTCCATCGCCGCTGCCGCCCGGCACAGGAGAAAAGCGCTGGGTGGTGTGGGTGGCGTCGGTCTGCAGCGTGGCCAGTTCGTCCAGCTTGAGCAGCTCGAACCGCTTGGCTGTCCGGTACCGCCAGAGCCATGCCTTTTTCTCTTCGTAGGTCATTACAGTTCCTCCACCCGGACGAACACGCCGCAGGGGTCCGACCAGAATTTTTCCATGATCTCGCTGCACACCTGCGCGTCATCGGCCCAGAAGTGCAGGCGGGTCATTTCGTCCTTGAGGGCCTTTTCCAGATTGTCGGTGTCCGGCTTTGCGGTGCGCCAGCTGCCGCTTTTGCGGCCCTCGGCAGGGAAGCACCACTTGACCAGCAGACGCACCGGACGGCCTGCGGGGATGGGTTTTTCCGGCGCGTGGGGTGCCAGATGGGCGTGGAGCTTGGCACGGGTCTGTTTCAGTTCCGGGCTGTCGTGGAGCACCGCGTGCGGCTGCCCGCCCTTCATGTAGGCGTGCAGCTGCTTTGCGTTGTGGGTGGTGGTGGGCGGCTGCATGGGGAGAAAGAATTGCATGTACATGGGGTTCACCTCGTTTTTCTTTTTTTCAGGTTTTAGCGCCAACGTGATGGGGAGGGTTCCCCGAATGGATGGGGGCTGTGGTCGCCCCATCCTTCGGGAGACCCCATCACAATTGCAGTTGCAGTTTTAGCTATATATATATAGGCTATTTTGCACTGCAAAATCTGCAGTCATAGCGGCTATAACTGCAAAATTGCAGTTTTTCGTGTCGTGCAAAATAGCGGCTATTTCTGCATTTTTACAACAAATTGTAATCGGACTTATTACGGCTTGTTTAACCTGCGCTGCCGGGCTCCTTGCGGCCCACTTTCTCGCCATCGATCCAGAAACGTCCGTCATCTTTCAGCCGCGTCTTGATGGTGCGGGGCTTCAGGTCCATGTATTCAGCCAGCGCATAGACGGTAACTTCGCCGTCCATCATGCAGGCTTCAAAGGCGGTGTCCAGTTCGGCCTTTTTGTCCTTGGTCACCTTGCCTTTATCGCCCCAGCGCTTGGCGGCACCGCGGCTGCCCAGCGTTTTGAAATCGCTGTCCGGCTGCAG